CTTACACCATTGAAGCAACAAGTAAGGAACATGCACTTGAAATATACAATGATGGGGATTATGGTTGGAGTGACTATCAAGAGGACTTCGGAGAGTTCAACGAAGTAGTCGAAGATGTTGAAGAAGAAATATTTGCCGACACACAACTTTCACTATCAGGAGTATTCTAATGACAACACTTACACCAGAACAAATCCAAGACCTAAGAGAAGAGTTCATTGATTTTAAGATCAATGAAATGACATGTGAAGACATGTACGCATACATCAAAGACGTTTGTTTGTATGAATTGAACAAATGCACCATTGATGAAATCAAAGATGAGATTGATGAATATGATGAGCATTTGTATGGACTTCTCATACCCTATGTACAGGACAGAGAAGGTGCATACGAAGAACTACAAGAGTTCAAACACGACAGACACGCAAACGATTGGATTGACTCATGAACTTATCAGACCAAAGAGAACAGAGAGCAAACGAAGAAGTGGACATTGAGTTAGAATATGAGAGAGTCTATCAAAAACGATATGAGGACTTTCAAGAGTGGTTAAATCAATGCCCACTTGTAGTGACTGACTATCAGGACTACACAGATGAATTTACAGTTACATTTAATTTAAAAGCAGACTAATGACAAACGTACCAGTTTACGACCTACCCCAGAGTCCAATACTCATAGTTGGATTTTTTGGAATCCTATTCACACTTGTATTATTATACTTTGTGAATAGAGCATATTTTGAGAGTCCATTGAATCCTGACAAGAAAAAGTAGAAATGTATCATAGCGAACACTTTTGCTCCCACCAGGATCGCCTGTAACACCTTTGTTTTGAGTCGAAGGTATATAAGTAACCCCCTAAAAACATGAAAAAATGGATTTTAACTGACACTTTTGATTTTTACTCAAAAGATGCAAATTACTGGAATTTTACTGATTTTGATGAAGCAAAAAGAATCGGAGAGAGTTTAGTTAGTACTGTAGGAATAGTTTATCTATGGAAGGGTACTAATGGTAACCCAATTAAGTGGATGAAATTTAATTAATGTGCCACTTTGATTAGTTGCACACAACTTGTGGTATTGCCACATGTATCCATTATAATAAGTTCATAACCAAAGGAGAAACCCCTTATGTCTAAAGAAATGCTATTCTTATGTGATGTGTACGACAACTGGTTAGATAATAATGATCTACCACATCGAAGTGCATGTGACATTCTTTACGGAGAAAATGCGATGGCACTCACATCAAATCAAAAATACTGGTTAGAGAGTTTTGTTGCCACTTGGGAAGTTATTGCAGAGCATTGCTAATGAAGAGAACGAAGCATTATCTGGTCACACACATTGACCCCTATCTATTTCCACAACCACAGGACTTAGAAGACAAAATATTCAATGCACTTGGTGTATGGTCGGCAACTGATGTTGGAGACCTTGAAGACAAAGTAAAACAGTACATACACCCATATAAAGTTCGCTCATTCGAATATATGAAAAACAGACCACATTCACTCACATCATACAAATGACAAACCTTTCCCCAAAAATAATTGACGAACTCAAAGCATTTTTAGTTGAGAGAATTGTTGATAATATGTCAACAAAAGACTTAGTTGAATATGTGACTGAAGACCTTGATGAGTATTATGATGAATTGACAGACTCACAGTTTATTATTGAAGCACAAAACTATTGGGAAGATAGTTTTGATGAAGTGGTCGAAGAAATCAAAGAATATGCAGATTGTGATTTCAAAAAACCATTAAGAGAACCATTTGAGGAGACAAACTGATGCAGTTATCAAAAGACCAACTTCTTGAATTAATCAACACTATTGATTATGCCACAGATAATGATGCTTCATATGAAGAGTATACCATTATCAGAAGTGGCACATTCAACCTTGAACCGATCAGAGAACTTCTCTATAATGAGTACATAACCAAAAGAGGTAATTCATGAGTTACACAAACAACGAATTGGCATTGCTCGATCTTATCGGCAACATCAACAAAACATTTTCCTATATTGGAGAAGATGGGGATGATGTTGACCAGTTTGAAATTGACCAACTACACAAGTATGTAAATCAATTTGCATCACAAGTAACCATTTCAGATAGTCAGGGGGAATAATCAATGAATCCAATATCAGTAACTCATGATGAAAGGTATGAGTTTATCAAATTATATGATATACTTAGAGATATGGACTTTGAACTGACCCCAATACAGGAGGCAGTATTTGAAAAATTTTTGGAGAATTAATGTCAGACAAACTATTCCACAATTCCAAGACATCATTAAGTGAAGAGTCAAAACTCTATCTACCTACAGTTAAGGAGTTCTATCCGCACCTTGATGATATGCTTACTGACCGCATTGCCAAGTATTGTGCAGTATATTCGAAAGGAACAGATAAAGCAAGCATACGTCAGGCAATCAACGATTTCGAAGAAGTATTCGATACAGAGTTGACATCTTAGTATTCTCAGAGTATAATAGAGTATCTTTATGTTTACCTTCTATTGAAATATCTCTATATCATTGATTACTGGATACCTTTTCCTACCTCAGAGTATGGAGGAGTATTGTGTGTCATATCCGAGAGTGACAGCGAGGTTGCGGCGGTCATCAGAAATGAGGACTCTATACCACAAAAAGAGGGGTTTGAGAATCTAATGCTTAAAAACATACAGGAAGCAGAGAAACTACCTTTATCAGGAGACTTTGAGTCAGGTATCATATCCGCATTTATCACATAAATCATATACACGATTTAGACCTAAATAAAACACTTAATCATAAAACAATGAGTAACGAACTTTATCACATTGAAGAGAGAACGACTACAGGTTGGCACTTAGTTGATTCAGCAAGAGTACCAATGCCAAAAGATGTATGTTGGCAAGCATATCAGGATTTAGTTGAAGATGGAGGAGACCCCGCCGATCTTCGCATAGTTCGGGACAGATAAGAGTAAACAACATTTAGACTTTCAAAATGACATATACACCAACTGTCAATGACTATGTGAAATGGACAACAGCACTTGGCATGGTACACGAAGGGTGGGTGTATTATAAATCAACACCACTTGATAATACATTTCGAAAGAAAAATGGTTGGAGAGAGATTGACCCTTACATCACCATTGAGATCGCAACAAAACCAAGACCGCAATGTGACATCAGTACATTCTTACATAAAAGAATACATATATGCCTATGTTGCCCAGAGAGTTGTTGGCATGAATTGGAGTTCATTCGAAGGCGGATTTCGAAGCATGATGACACAGACCCCGATCAGATTTCATATGGAATGTATAAGTCTCAACAGCACCGACCAATCGACCCACAATAGTATCGTGCTGATACAGAAAAACCTTTTATTTAATTAAAAAAGGTATTTTTAAATATAAAAGTGTTTTTTATATCGTTTGGTAATCTGTATAGAATCTGTAGGTATTCTGAGGTCAATCAAGTCTGATTAAGTGTCTCATAAATGTGTGTGAGACTTGTGAGTTTAGCGAGCGTAGCATAAGGATCGACTCTTGTCAAGTACAGAGACGCAGAAATGTTACGAGATTGTCACATGAAACTCGACGAGAACATATATACTACTGCGACTTTATAAAAATCTCGACGAGATATGTGAGCAAATATACACATAAGCATTGACATCTCGTGCGATCTCGACTATAATTATCATATACAACATACATCTCGACAAGAATCATGTACGACGATTTCGAAAATCTCGACTATACATGTGAGGATAATTCATTCAATTATGATGACGAGTTTTATGAAGAACTCGACGAGAATTATTCGCGAGCAGCGCATACAGACTATCAAGAACTTGCATATAAGCATTATGCATGATAATTGGTATGTGACTCGCACAAGATTTATGGGTAATAGATAGGCACATTATATGTGTGATAGATTCTTGTCTTTATTTTTAGCATGATATGACACCAGAAGTCAAGAGGTTGTGTGTCAGTGGTTTAATTGTCACAGCGCGACTTGACAGGCATTGTTACAGAAGATTACAGATATTATTTTCAGGCAGGGGGAGTGGCGAAGTTTGTTCAGTAGTGCTACCCCGCACCCTTTATTTTTCGTTACACTCATTATAATTCATATTTTGATGAGAATCAATATGAATTGTGCCACTAATTTAAGTGTCACATAGATGGTTGCGCGGCAGCTGGATTGTGATATTATAAAAGTGTGGAAGGGGTGGTTTCCTTTCACGGTCATAAGGATATATTTGTTTTTCTCACACAAACTATAGAGCGGATTGGGAACCCGCTCTTTTTTTGTGCCAGTTGGAAAACTGTCTACAAGTGGTTGCGCAACACAGCGGGACATCGTATGATAGGAATGTAAACAAAAGCAGTTACTATGACCGCAACATTCGTAAAAGAACTCTACAACGAAGCATTGGTTTATTCGTCAGTTGTCTTTGGTATGGGATTCTGGATAGACGATCAAGGTTTATTCATCTCAGCACCAGAGTTCAAAGACGGTTCCCTTGACATTGACAATGCGGTTCCCGTGTATGATTGGGAAAACTTTGACGAACTTTCCGCTCATCATCTCTCACACTTAATGCACGTTAACCAAATGTGCATACTGAAAAGAGATTCACAGCAAATTGAGTACTATTCAGAAGTTTTTACGGAGTCTATTCAAAATGTCTAAGAAACCCAATGGAATTAACATTCAACTCACACCATCTCAGTTTGATTATCTTTATGAAGTTATCATGATGGCATATGAGTTGGATGTACCAGACCAAAAAGGATGGGACATGCAGACATACGACAACATGGTTGACAATGTTTGCAACGGTACATCAACTTATCTCACATCGGATGTAAAAGGCATCCTGCATAGACCAGTTGATTAAGTGTCACACATAGGGTATCCATCACACAGGATACCCTTTATAATATGTGTATAAACAAATTCATTTCCCATTATGCCTAACTGGTGCTATAACCGAATCACAGTCTACGCAGACGAAGACACAGCAGACAAAATTGCAGAAATCAAGGAAATCTTTGAATCAAAGCAACCATTCAACACACTCTTTCCAATTCCTGATTTCAAGAACATACCTAACAGCAAGGGAGAGTTGCCAAAGTTAGAGCAAATGAAAAACCCTGATGGTTCGATTTTATGGGAGACATACAACTTTCCTGATGGTAAGAATGACGATCGTTGGTATCACTGGTGCATTGACAACTGGGGAACAAAGTGGGAACCTGATATGCTTGATGTTGATGGCGATCAGGATTCTGAAATGTTAGAAATTACATTCAACACAGCATGGTCACCACCCGAAGGAGTTGTTGGTGCATTGCGTTCAAAGTATCCGAAGTTGACTTTCCAGTGCTTCTATGATGAACCCGGTTGTGAAATTGCAGGTTACTACTAATGGCATGTTGTGACGTATGCGGTAACTATGACGAATTGTATAAAGAGGACTTGGATTATACCGAGTCCCCACACTTAGAAGCACAGAGTTACCAACCCGACCTCTATTACTACTGGGACGCACCATTAGAAGAGATTTACTATTGGCGGGACGCTTTCCCTAACGTGGATTGCATGTGTGAAATATGTTTCGACATCGCCAACGAAGAGAAAAAAATCATCTGGGCAGACCATTAGGACAGTTAAATATGTGTCACACTCTACCACGCATCGGGTATCAAATGCCCTATAATAAGTGTATACCAAACAAAGTTCCCAACATGTACACATCAAAGAGAGTTATCAGACCAAATGACGAAGTTGTAAGATACTACTGCGACAACGGATATGGTCTATCGGTTGCATGTCATGAGCATTCATACGGAGGGAAAGAAGGTCTTTATGAGATCGCTCTTTTAAAAGATGACAAAATACACTATGATGATCATGAGTGGCAGGACGTTCGCGGGTGGTTAACTAAGTCCGAAGTGTGGTCATGGTTAAAGATTGTATCAGAGTATTGATACAATCCCGCTACCCAGTGGACAGTTTAAAAAGTGTCCACTTGTGGTTGCATGAGTGGACACACCCATTTATAATAAGTACATAACAAACAAAGTTCCCAATGACAAAAACCCAAAGATTAATCAACAGAATCAAAGAAGTTGAAAACTTCGAAAACCTTGCATTTTTATGCGAAGATTTCGACACTTTCATTGATGAGGTTGCAGAGTGGGGAGTCGATTCAATCGCAAAGGTTGACTTTGACGATCCAGAAGTCAACAGAGGTATGATGAACGCATTTTTTGCTTCATTCGGTTGCACACCATCAAATCCACATCCAGCAGGGAGGTACGCATAATGTCAACACTACATCACGAAGACATGCTATTACAAATCTTTGACGAAGTACAGGAAGCGTTTCCGTACCTTGACGAAGAGAAACAAATCGAAATTGCAAACAATCGCTTTCAGGAGTTATGCCAATGATGTATGAATTTGATGGATACGACGAAATTCTCAAGTGTTATGAAGGTATCACGGAACACCACGCAAACACCTCTTTTGAGTTTGGTTTAATGAACGATACCTACTGGTGCCTGTTTCGTGACCACGACCTCTTAGAGTATGCCACTCTACAAACTGGCACAAACTAACTTCACACCGTTGCACTTTCGGTTATAATAAGTGTATAGCAAACCAATTCCCTTTTCACTATGCGTAAAATTGAAATGATGATGAACTCAGCAATCAGATACAGAAAGAACTTCTCATCTGGTAATACTACAGTTCGTTCTTTCAGAGAGTCAGTTGACGTTTATCTACATGGAAATCATATCGCATCTTTAGATACAGCAACTCATGCACTCACCCTTAAAGATGGCGGGTGGCAGTCCAACACTACGAAGTCAAGGTTAAATGCACTGCTTGAAGAGTTCGTGCCAAGCATGCGTATCTTTCAAAACGATTGGACTTGGTACATCTCCGACAGTTTAGACGGATCAAAAAAACTGTTCATCTCAGGCATGGAGGTTTAAGGACATGCCATTAACACATATCGAACACCCAGAGGACACCATTTTAACTGGTGATCTATCCGTACTTGATGCGTTCACCGCAGACAATCATTATTCAGTCAAGATCGACGGATCACCCGCAATCGTATGGGGTACTAACCCAGAGAATGGCAAGTTCTTTGTCGGCACGAAGTCCGTATTTAATAAGAGAACACCAAAGGTAAATTACACAGTCGCCGACATCGAGAGAAATCACCCTGACTTTGAGTTGCAATCGATTCTCATTCGTTGCTTACACAGTCTACCACGGACAGACAGAGTTTTTCAAGGTGATTTCATCGGGTTCGGTGGGTATCGTGACTATAGACCAAATGCGATTTCGTACACACTTGACGAAGTAACACAGGGTGCGGTTGTTGTTGCTCCGCATACAGCATACGCAGGTGAAGTACTCAAGCACATGATCCCCTATCCACTTCGTGAGAAGTTAAATTCTGAGGGTGTCACCTTTATTCAACCAGATGCGTGGATCAGTCAGTTCGGATCAGCAATGGATATTAAAACTATGGTCGGGTTTGCCAAACAGATGGCAACCTTATGCGAGTTCGTGACAGAGAAAGAAGCGAGACAGTTGAAGCAAGATCTCAATGCGTATATTAAAGATGGTGAAGAGGTGATCGCTGAAGAGTTTGCCAACTACCAACTGGTTCGTTTATGGTGCTTAGTTGAGAACATTAAGACAGAATATATGAAACTCATGAGAGATAATTTTAAGTGCGAGTGCTTCTTAGGTAATGATTACGTCGATGGTGAAGGATACGTCATGACAGGTCGTCACGGCACATATAAATTAGTGAATCGTTGGGTGTTCAGTCATTATAACTTCAATATCATTCGTTCGTGATATCAGCAGTTAGGGGGTTTGATGCCCCCTTATATAAAAACGCACTGGGAACCTAATCTATAAACGACCCAGATCGCGAGAGTAATATAAAACAGAAAACGCAAACATAAACCCCCTGTTGTAAAAAATTTTTTCGCTATATAAAAACGAACACAGGTTTCGTTATAATGAAAAAAAATCTCGACAATATTTTTTCGACCATAGAGATCGACCCAATCACTGATCAATATCATATTGTAATTCCCGAAGAAATCATGCATGAATTTGACTGGTACGAAGACTTTGTGTTAAAATGGAATGTAGATAATGGAGACATCTTTCTCACAGAAGCACAATGACTCAAACTTCAACTCAATCTTATCACATCTACCTACACGACAAGTGTCTATTTAAAAATTTAAACGAAGAAGAATTTCATATGATATGGAGTAAATTATATACATCTTACTGGGACGACGACTTAACATATACGGAAATCACGAATGAAGATGAGTTATTTGCTGAAGAATCCTCATATTGACAAGCACTATATAATAGTGTATGATATGAATGTAATTACAACACATTATGGCAAAAGGATTTACAGTAAAAGCAAAGACTCCTTCCACACAGAAAAAACAAGAATGGGACTACGATAAGGCAAGACAAATGATCAAAGGCAAGAGTGTTGTCTTTTGTTTGCCAGGTCGAGGAGTATCTTTCACATTTTTAAAAGCATTTGTTCAACTTTGTTTTGACATTGTTCAATGCGGTGGGTCGATTCAGATATCTCAGGACTACTCTTCAATGGTAAACTTCGCAAGATGCAAGTGTCTTGGAGCAAATGTATTAAGAGGACCAAAGCAGATACCATGGGATGGTAAGTTAAAGTATGATTATCAATTATGGATAGATAGCGATATTGTTTTTAACAGTGAGAAGTTCTGGCAGATAGTATTAATGGATAAAGATATTGCTGCAGGATGGTATTGCACAGAAGATGGAAGAACAACCTCTGTTGCACATTGGTTAGAAGAGGATGATTTTCGAAGCAATGGTGGTGTGATGAATCACGAAACAATCGAAAGCATATCCAAGCGTACAAAACCTTTCACAGTTGATTATACTGGTTTTGGTTGGTTACTCATTAAGCATGGTGTTTTCGAACATGAAGGTCTTCCATATCCATGGTTTGCTCCGAAGATGCAAGTATTTGAGTCTGGTGAAGTACAGGATATGTGCGGCGAGGATGTCTCGTTCTGCTTAGACGCAAAAGATGCAGGTTTTGAGATCTGGTGCGATCCAAGAGTTCGTGTTGGACATGAAAAGACAAGAGTCATCTAATGACAGATCGTTATAGTATCTACATTCAAGGTATCGAAAAGTTCTCAGATCTTTCTGAACATGAATATTTTGATATCATGGAAGACTTAGCAATTGAATTTTATCAGACAGGTAAACCAAGTCCTGCTGATATACGTACAGAAATTAAGAAAGGAGATTAAATTATGGCAGTACGCACAAAAGTTGGTGTTCTTGGAAGAGAAGAACAAATCACAACCCCGAAAAAAACTCGTCAGGGTGCCGGAAAACACACAAAGTATTCAGCAACTTCGCGTAACTCGGCTCGCAAGAAGTACAGAGGTCAGGGTCGTTGAACTGTTGGCACTGTGGAACGGAGTTGATTTGGGGCGCAGATCATGATATGGAGGATGTAAATGATGGAGAAGAGTCTGAATATGATTTCTTCTCAAATTTTACATGTCCGAAGTGTCAAGCATACGTTGAAGTTTATCATCACAAATAATGTCTTGTTTAATTACAAATCTACCCTCCTATGAGGTTTGGGTACGAAAAGAATATTTAACCGACCATAAGTATGGTCATGGCGAATTTGTCAAAGGAGTCTGGGTATCAGCAAAAAGTATACCTGGTCGTGCCTTTTATTTTGAAACATATCTACCGGAATATGCGGCAATGTTCGATAAACTGCCAATTTCCGCTTTTCTCTCGTCGCCAGAGACACCAGATCCGGATATGACACTGCATAACCTTCAGTTTTGGAACTGTATGGACTATGGAGTCGTTGCAGTACAGAAGCAATTCATCGGAAGTATGCATTATGAAGTGTATACTCGTGATTTTGGCACTCAAACAGGCACTTATATCTGTACATTAGACAATTATCATCAAGATGTTGATGCAATTGACTACTCAACAAGTGAACAACCTGCTGAACATAAGTCTCATAACCTGCTTGAACTTGATAATGGGCAGTTTTGCCTCTATCCGAACAACAGAATGAGGATTTATGACAACAGTATCACTCCTGAGACACCTAAGATTCCTGATTTTAAGGTTTCAACAGTGTATTA